TTTCATCTAAAGAAAACTTATCAATGCCCTCATTGTATATTTTATGCGACTCAGGATAACGTTTTTTTAGTTCTTCTATATTGTAATCAACGTCTTTTAAATCTGAAATTATGTTTTTTTGTTGCCAAAACCCAAGTCTAAGTTTATTAACTTCTTGAATTTTATCATCAGTAATAACACTATCTTTGTCGTTTAAGAAATCAGTTATAGCTTGAATAGATGTTTCAGCATCAGCCTGGGCTGCTGATTGTATTTGTTGAGGTTTTAATGCACCAGTTAATCTTTCTAATGATGTTGCTTGTCTTACTTTGTTTGTTTTAGGATCAAGCAAAACACCACGTTTCCAATCAATAATATTAGAACCAAGGTCTTGTGTTTTTGCTAATCGTTCACCAGCTATTTGGTTAAATGATATTGCATTTGCTACTTTAAATGCTTGTTTTCGAGCTTCTTGTTCTTCTTTAAAATCTAATTTACGTTGTTCATTTATGGATAACGATGCACGCCTTTCTAACTCATCTGGATCTATTTTAGATCTAATATTATGTATGTTGTATATAGTTAGCGCATTAAACAATTTACGACGTTGATCGTTAAGCTGTTCTTTATTTACTAATTTACGATTAGCTTTTTGTATGCGGGCAACATCTTCTTTAGTTACTGGTCTATTACTTAAAGTTGGAAACTGCAATAAAAAATCATCTTCTGATACTTGATCTCTTAAATATCCTTTAGTTAATGCTTTACCTAATATATTTGCTTCACTAAAACTAATAGGTTTATTTTCAGTAAACTTTTTAGCAATACGTTCTTGTTCTTTTTTAGCTTGCCTTTTTGAAGATTCATCAACTAAATCAATAACTGATAAATCTGCACCTAAAAAATTTGTAATATACTTAGGTAAAAAAAACCTTGCGGTAGCTTTTGTTTTTGACAAAGGCCCGCGCATTCCTTGTTCTTCTAATTGTTTGGTAACTTGAAAATCTTTATATGCTTTTTTAGTTACTTCTTTTTGTCTTTTATCTTCTGTAAGTTCTTCAAGTGTTGGTCCAAACTCTTCTATTATTTTTTTTTGTTTATCTTCATCTTTAAATAAAATAGAATCTTGTAAAGATAAACGTTGCCAACGCCGCAAATCTTCTTTACTTAATTTAAAGTATTCTGCTGTATTAGGAGCAATAGCTTTTAGTTCTTGATCAGGTATAGCCATTATTTACTCTTTTTACTTTTTTCAAAAAGTTCTAATGCTTCTTTATATGTTGCTGAATTTGGCATTGGGCTTAAATATTGTCGTAACTCTGTTGCAGGTATTCCTTGTTGCACACCACTTTTATATGCTTGAATATTTGTTGGTGAAACATATAAAAATGTTGGATTACCATTCTGATCTGATCCTGATCTTATATATCCATATGAATATGATGGATCTTGTTGTAATAAGGTTTGATATTTTGTATTAGGTTTATTTTTAGAAGGTGTTTTTTCCAAAGACATTGTGGGTCTTATTGCTCTAAAATCACCATTATTATTAAACAATGGATTTTTTTCTATTTCCCTTTGTGCTGCTATATCAAAAAACTTTTGTGTTACTTTAGGTGCTACTTTTTTATCAACGGCTTTTATTAATCTTGACAATGCAGCTGTTTTTAACTTTTCTTTTTTAGCAGCATTTCCAGATTGAGCATCTACATATTTAAAAAAACTTATAATATTATTGTCTTTTGGATCAGAACTTTTTGCATATATATTAATAAATTCATCACTTTCTTTATCAATTTCTTTTAAAGCTTTTGCTTTTTTTATTAATTGTAAAGCTTCTATTTCAGAATTAGACATCTTACTAAGAGCCTTGCCCATTTTTGCTGTAGCTTCTTGTTCTAATAATATTTGTCCAGCCCTTACCGATAATGATCTATTATCAGATGTCGTTGGCGAATCAATCTGAGTTCTTATTTTTTCTGCTCGGCTAATAGCGTCTTTTAAACTGTCTCCAACTAATTTTATTTCTTCAGTAATTGTTGCTGCTAATGGATTAGCTTTTGCAATACCATCTAATTTTTTACCTACTGATAAAATACGATTGTTTAATTGGTTTAATTGTTTTGTTTGTTCTAACGTTAATCCAGTTGTACCAGATAATTTTTGACTTAAAATTTTTTCAGCTTCTTTTTTAGATAATCTATCGTCTGCTTTTACATTTGTAAGTTTATTGCTTAATTGTTTAGCCATGACATCTATTGCTGGTTCACCAGTTAAATTACCAATACTTACCATATCACCGTACGATTTATATTTTTCTTTTAACAAATGATCAAAAGCAACTTGTCTTTCTTCATCTGTTTCTAAAGAGCTAAACATTTTATTTAATTTATTAAATTCTTTGTTTGAGTCTGAAGCTTGATTACCAACACCTAAGTTAGTTTTTAAGTCTTGTATTGATATTGTTTTATCAAAATTGCCTGGTGTTGATTGAATATAAGAATCAATTGCTTGACTTGTTGATGGTTGCAATAAATATTTTTTATTGAGCTCTTCTGCTTTTTTAAAATCAATTTTTTTAAAATCAGCAATAATTTGAGAGTATGCTCTAATTGATGTTGATTCAGCATTTATTAATCGTGTTTGTTCACTTTCAGATAAACCTGATGTTTTAATATTTTTTCTAATAGAGTTAGAACGACTTCTTAAACTTTTAATTAAATCGTATTCTAATTTTAATCTATCCATTAAAAATTGTCTTTGTGCTAATTCAGATGCCTGTTGTGATTGTATATCTTGCATTGCTTGTTGATATGCCATTTGTGTTTGTTGTCGCAAACTACCGGCATATATACTAAAGCTTGAAGCAAATGTATTTTGTTGTGCCATCATACACCTATATTTCTAAATTTAATTCTCTTATTTTATTTAATAAATCTATTTCTTTTTGAGATTTACCTAATGCTAAGTTTCTTTCTTCAGCTATTTTTTTTAATACTTCTTGTTGTTCTCTAGCTACACCAAGTTCTGTAAGACCTGAACCAATGCCTGTTAATGGTGCAGCCGCAGATTTTAAACCATATATATATGCATTGTCTTGTATTTTTTCTAACCTTTTTAAATTATCTAATTCTTGTTTACGCATTGCTTCTTGTTGAGCCATATCAGCTTGAGCTCTTTCAGCAGCAGCACTACGTTCTTTTCCGGCAGCAGTTTCCATTGCTTGCTGTCCTCTAAAATATGCACCAGAAGACATATCTTGTGATGATATATCTTGTGCCATACGCTCTTTAGCTTCACGCATAGCACCTTGTACGGGTGTCATTTGTTTTCCCATAGCTATATTGTAATCTCCACCAAGCATACCAATAGCTTCCATGCGCTCTAACTCTCGTAGTCTCTTTTTTTCATCATCAGATAAAGCATTTTTTGCTTCCATAAATCCAGATACACCAGATGCAGTTGCGCCTGCAATAGTAGATCCTAATCCTAAAATAGATAAAATATCCATATTACACCTACATATAAAATAATTCTAAACATACGCCCCAAGACATTACTTGAGATTTATGAGATGTTGCTCTTCCAGTTAACCCTAAAAAGAAATTAATACTGCTACCTTCTAAAGTAGTAAACCCAGATAAATAATTAGTACCATCTAATAAATCACCATAAACTACAGTTGATGATGTAGATATATTTTCACCATTGCTTCGACTTGTAGATACATGTGTACCATTTGGTATTATTCCTGGCGTTTTAGTATTAGCACCTACAAAAAAATTATTTAGGTTAGTTCCACTAAAAGTATCTGTTTTTTCTTGTATCCACCATGAAAACAATGTTGTAGCTGGCCTACCTATATTTATTGTAAATGCTGTTTCTGGTATAAAAATATTATTAAGAGTATTTGCTGATCTATTTGAATTAAATTTAGTAACAAATGTATAATTTAATGATTGATAAGAATGACTTTGCCCACCAAACATACCGGTACAGTTATGGGTAACATTAGTTTGTGCATCAATAGTACCTGGCATTATGTGTTGAGTATCAATAAATTGTGCATTTTTTAAATCTGTTGTACCTACACGATGCGTATATTTTTTTAATCCAATCAATTCATTGTTAAGATCATCACCTGTTAATACGTCACCAGTAGACCATGTTTTTATAGGCGTATATGTCATTTAGACCTCATTACCATAAAGACTAAAAATGTTTTTTTATAGTTAACTGTTGGACTTATTGTTGCTAAGTTTGCAGCAGTACTATGTACAAGATAATTATTTTCTGAACCACCAGTGGCATCATAATATGGTGTTACTGGTCCTTGCATTGCTACTTTAAATATTATTGGTACTGTACCAGCTTCGCCTGCGGTAACTTTATGTATCCATGACCCGCTTAAAGTGTGTTCTGAATTACTTGTTAATACACGAAAATCAGACTTTAAAATGCTATCAGCAGCAGCAGCAGGATTAGCATCAGTAGGAGCCTCATTAGCAGCAGTAGTACCATCATCAGCAATAACTGCATAATGTATAAAACTTGTTGCTTTAGTATTTGTAACTAATGCACCTGTTTTAGATGTATCTGGAGTTGTATTGTTGAAATGTGTTTGACCAGGTACAGGCGCATATGCAGCACCGTTAAAACTCCATTGCAAATACTGAGCAAAAAAGTGATCTCTCATTTCTGCTAAATGCGGTTTACCACCACCAAGAAGATCAAAATTTTTATAACACCTTGTGTGCCAATAAACTCTTATAATATCGTTTTCAGCTAGTTGTAATGTTCCAACATTAAATGTACCGCTTTGTATAACTGGTGTTGCTAATGAACCTTCATCTACATTAGTGCCACCTGTTAAACCAACAGAACCCTTTTCAAAATGAACCAATTGTATTCCAGCTTTACCATTTGCCGTTACTGTTTTAAATTGAGTTGTATCTATAGATGAATCTCTAATGTTTGTTTCATCTATTTGTGTGTTTACAGCAGTAGCAACATCTTGAAACTTGCTATTTAATGAAGATGGATCAAGTTTGCTTTCTCTATTAAAGCTTGGACTAACCAGTTTACTCATCTCCACCGCCCTATTAACATTGTACGTATGCCAAATATATGAAACTGTGTTCTATGTAACCAATCTGTTTTACCCTTTGGTGTCATTTTTGCTTTAATAGTTAGTTTTCCTGTACCACCAGGACTAAATGTATTGGCAAATAATCTTATGGTTTGTATTGGTTTAGCAAAATCAAAAGTGTTCAACATTGGCACACCATTCCATTCCATAACAAACTGTACACCTTTTTGATTTATTTCTCCATCACCTCTTGAAAACTGTAAGTTTATATACAAATGAGCCATAAACTCTATTTGCATCATACCGTCTTTTAAACCAGTGTATTCTCTATCAACTACAGTTATCCATCCACCACTATAAGTAGAATATGTTAAACCTCTAAATCCAGGGTTTGATCCAGTTCCTGACAAAATATCTACAAAAAATGTATCTGATGCAAACTCAGGTTCATCATTTAAATAAACTGTATGTGTAGCATTATCTTTTATGTAACTTTTACTTACAATATTAGCAGGTATTTGTGTTCTATCTAAACCACCATTAATAGAAGATTTACTTGCATTGTATTCATTGTTAAACTGTTCATAATCAACGATGTTTGCATTTCTAATATCTGCTTCAGTCCATCGTTTCATGTCTTTTTACCTGCTATCATTTTTGTACCAGCAGATGTAAACTCTACTGCGTACCCTATCAACACCATATCATTTTCAGTGTTTATTTTAAATTGAAAATGGCTGCATGATCCTTGTGCTACTGGATAACGTATAGCTGTTGCTAATGGTTCTTCCCATGGTTTATCAGATCCTGTAATAACTTGTGCAGTATTGTAAACGGATTGATCATTATGATCAGCCCTTTGAAGCTTTCGGCCTTCAGCAGATATACCAGTATAATAAAAGTCTTTAAAGTATTCTATAGATATTGGATTATCGCCTTGTGTTAATACATATAAATAAACAAAATGAACATGTTTTTTTATTGTTTCATTGCCCATATCCATCCATGGGCTTCTAAATGTAGATACTGGTGGAGCTCTATCAATTAATGTATCGCCAGATTTTTGTTCACCATTGGCTCGTTTTTTAGATATTACAAAAACTCCAGGTTGAGCATTTCCTTCGTTTGTACTGCCAAAAAATATATTGCCTATATAATCTCTTGCTAATGAAGTAACTGGAAACTCAGATCGTGTACTAAAAGCATTTTTTTCAACATGGTAAATAATACCTAATGGTGATGTACTACTACTGTTTCCATCAGCATAATAATAACAATGCCACTCTTTCCATTTAGGTGAGTAAATAGCACAAGCTTTTGCAAGGCAATCTTCATTTATACGATTCATTGTTTTTAATATATGTTTTGATATTTGTTTTATACCTGGACTATCTGAATATTCAAGGTTTGAACTTAAAGCATATATACCATCTGATGCTAAAAACATTAGACCTACACCAGGCACATTAGTTACTGTGTTGATTGCGCGTGTTCCTACCTCTGTTGATATAGGTACAGCAGTAAAGTTAGGATAATCGCCTATAACAGCGTCTATTCCACGTTCTCTAAATACTAATAAAAAGTTAAAATACGGGTGC